GATGAAAGAATATTCCATATATTTCTTGGTCTTTGCCGCCTTGATCCCGAACTGGTTTAAAGCCATGCCCCGGCCCATGATCGCGTTGGAAACCGCTTCCGCCGCGTTGGCGATGGAGACATTCGTACCGGCGGCGGCATCGCCGAGCGACCGCATGACGGCTTCCGTCGGCTTAATGCCGGTGTCTCGCATGCGCACGAAGGCTTGCGCCGATTTGTCGATGGAGAAATTGAGCTTGTACCCGGCAACCTCGGCCAGTTCCTTGCGCGCTTGCTCTGCCGTCAGCTTCATGCCGAGCAACGTGTTCTCGTATTCCTCCATCTTGCGCGACGGCGCAATGATGTGGGTCGAAACAAGTGCCGGAATCGAACCGAGTATGCCCGCACCGGTCAGAATTCCGGATGCCCGGACACCGGCTGAGACCGCGCCGCTGACGATCCGGGAAATGCCGCGTCCGGCCTGCGCGAAGCCGCCGACAACCTTACCGCTGACCGCCCCGGCGAGCGCACTGACGCGCGCGGTATAGAGGGCGCGGACCTCCTTTTCATGCTGCGCACCCGGATCGGGTTGATTGGCCCGCCGCTCGGCAGCCCATCCGGCCCATTTCGCGCGCTGTTTCTGCTGTTTGGCGCTGCCGGAGCCCCAGTCCTTCGACCATTCCTCCATATTCTTGTAGGATTTGGCGGCTTTCTCGGCTGCGACTGCGGTTTCGTTTGCGCCCTTGACGGCGGCGGCACCGGCGGATGCAGCGGCGTCTCCTGCGGCAGTCGCGGCCCTGGCCGTGGCATCGTAAGCTTTGGCGGCCTTTCCGGTCGCCTCGGCGGTCTTTTCCGCGCCTTTCTGGGCTTCTGTATTCGCCCCGGTCAGCATCTTCTGCATCGCCCGCAACGGGCGCGACATCCTGTCGAGCGCCTCCAGTACGAGCGAAACTTTCATGGGCTACCCTTTCGTCGCCGTCTTGATCGCCTCGGCTTCCTCTTTTGCCGCCGCCAGCGCCTCGCCGAACCAGAAGCGGAACTCCGCCACCGTCATGTTACCGAGGTCAGCCGGAGGCCAGCCCCGGCGCACCATCCATTCAAAATCCCGCACATGCGGGATCATGCGTTTTTTTCCGCATCCTCTTCGTCATCGTCGCCACCGAACAACTGGCCCTGCAGGATCAGCCAGTCCTTGCCGGTGATCTCGTCCATGATGCGGGAGATGGCCCATTTATCGCCGTTGAACAAGCAGATGCGATGCGCCAACATCAGGTTGACCTTGCCGATATCGCCGCTGCCGTAGCGCTGCGCGGCATTGGTGTCGCTGACATGCCAGTTGTCGGGGATGGTGACGACGACGCCGCAATGTCTCAGCGTGAACTCGCGCACCGGGTATTTTGGGGCGGCGGTGACGGCGGCTTTTGCGGTGTCGGTTTCGGTTTTGCTCATGAGTCAGTCCTGTTCGATGAAAAATATGCCGTAAAAGGAATGTCTGGCCGTGTCAGTCGGTCTGACCGTGTCAGTCGGGCCAGACGGATACGCCGTTGATGCGGTAGATGCCGTTGAATACATCGTATTCGAGCAGAGGCGTCGCAACGATTGACACCTTGTCGATCAGCGAGACTACCGATACTTCCAGTTCGCGCTCGACATTCTCGCCAAGCTTGATGGACAGGCCGTTCGATTTGGCAAACATGACGCCGACCGTGACGATGCGCCGGTGGCTCTTGTCGGCATTGAGCCCACCGGCATCGAATACATCGACATAGGAATGCAGCTGCCAGTAGTGAACCTTGGTCGGGTTCAGAACCATCTGGTCGGCTTCGTAATCAATGTAGTCGAAGACGATCTTGCCCTTGAGAGCTTCGACGGCACGCGACGGCAGCTCCAGAATACCGATCATGCCGAGCGCTTCATGGGTCACCATCTTGTGACCGAATTCAGGAATCTCGAATTCCTTGACGCGACCGATGAAGCGGTTGCCATTGATATAAACGTCAGCCTGGGTGATATGGCCGACGCGGATGGGATCAGACATCGGAAAAACTCCTTATGACGTGAGGCCGAGCGCCGCTTTGGCGAAGTCGAGATCGAGATAGCTGTCGAAGGTCAGCCGTTCCGTGAGGCCTGTCGGCATCAATTCGAGTTTGTAGAACACATGGCCGTCCGCGACCGTGCGCTTGGTGGTTTTCGTCCGGTCGAAGGTGCAGCGCCCGCCGTAGAGCGCACCATCACCTTCCTTGCTGCGCAGGAAGGCGTTGACGTCTTCCTCAACAATATCGATATTGACAGCGGTCGCCAGCCGATCCGTTTTCTCCATGGCATAGTAGAGAACGGACTCGTGAATCATGTCGAAGATGCGCCGGGCATGGACGAAGTTGCGCATGTCGGTCGAGGTCGGGAAGGCCGCCGAGCGGTTGCCGAAGGTGAGGAAGCCAGAGCCATAGTTGTTTCTGACGGTAATCAATCCGGCTCCATTCAGGAGATTGGTATCGGACTGGTAATCACCGGCGTGATGGTAGATATCCCGCTCGAGCCCGTAGACATCCGCCATTTCGCGGTTCGACGGCGAATGGTGGTAGCCGTAAGCCAGATCGGAAGCGACCAATACGCCCGCGTAATGCTGGCTGTAGGGCTGCAACGTCATCTCGCCGGTAATCGAATCGAGCGCCTTGACGTGCGGGTAGAACAGAAGCGCCCGCTCCGAAGACGTGTTGTAGCCGCCCGATGTGCCGCGTTGCTCGAGCGCTTGCTGGACAGTCAGCCCGAGCGGCAGATCGTCGAGATGAATGGCGTGAATCTTGTTGGCGATCACTTCCATGGCGGCACGGACGCCCGGCAGTGTCGAAAAGCCGGGCGCGAGTAACACTTTCGGGAAATAACCGAGAGAATTGAATGCGCCGTAGGCAAGCTGGAACCCGGAATAGATTCCTGCGGTATCGACGGTGCCGATGATATCCGCTGCCGTTACCAATGCCGGATCGGGCTGGCCACCATCCTGATGCACGTCCGGATCGAACACGTTGACGGCAATGACGGTGCCGCCGCCTTGTCCATTGATCGTCTTGTTGAAAATCGATTCTATTGCCGCGACCAGCGTAAAACCTGCCGTGTTCGGGCCGAAGGCGGCGACTGCGTCTTTCACCGAGCGGATGACGATACGCCTGTTGATATAGGCGGCGCGGGCTTCTGCATTCTCGTGAACAAGGTGGACCGGCGCAGTGCCGACGATCATCGTGACCGACGACTTGACCTCGCGGATCGTGCCTTCCGCGCTTTCGTATTCGATGATCTCCGGACCATGATGGAAATTGTCAGCCATTGGAATCATGTCTCCTTGCTGGCCTTGACGGGCCTGATTTTCTCGGGAGCCGGATCACCTTCGACCGGCGACAGAAACTTGCTTGCAACCAGCGTGGCAAGGTGTGGATGGTTTTTGACGGTGTCCGGCAATATGACGGTGCGGCCCGGATGTAACGCGCCTTCCCACAAGGTTTTACCTTTGTTGTCGGCAAGGGTGAGCGTGGTGGCGGGACCGGAATAAAGATATTTCATGCAAGGTCTCCGGTTTCGGAAAAGCGTTGCGGCGGTTCGGCGATGCAGGGAACCGACGCGGTGAACTCCACCGCCCAGCGCCAGACGCCCTCGGCCTGCGCATCGAGCCATGTCCGGCCCGGAATGAGCGGCGTCGCGCCGACGAAAGAGTGGCCATGCAGAGCGCGGCGGATTTCCGACAGCAGATCGTAGGCGGCGCTGTCGGATGCGGATCGCAAATTCCTGACCAGCAGAACGATATGGAATTTCATGTCCTCGCGCGGCGCGTAAGCCTCGCGCGGGCTGTCGCCTTTCGGCGCAAAGCTCGACCCGGCATAGCTGACAAAAACCGCGGCACCGTGCTGCGGCATTTCAAACCTGTCGAACTGGTCCGGAAACAGGTCGATCAGCGCGACAGCACCGGGCAGACGCGCCTTGAGACGGGCAACCAGCGCGTTCTCCATCCGTTCAACCTGTGTCTTTCTCATAGCCAGCCCTCCAGCGTATCGTCCATGCGGGACGGATGGGTAACGCCATGCACCTTGTTGGTGGCGTTGGCGTCCACCGCGCCGTCGTCGTTGCTGTCGAGTGCAAGGCGTCCGTCGGCGATATCGCGCAAGAGCTTCAGTGCCTCGTCGTTTTGTTGCTTGACGATCTCCGACATCGCCGATTGCTGACCGCCCGCCGTGCGCAGGCGATAGCGGGCAATATCGTGGGCAATGCCTTTGAGGACATCCGGAATTATGGCGAAGCGACGCGGATAGCGCGCCCGGACATAACCGTCGATCACGCCATCCGCATGAATGAGTTGAGCCGCCATCCTGTCGCGGTCGATGACGAGATGATCGCGCAGACCGGTTCCGGCAAGCTGCAAGGCTTCTTCCTCGCCAAGCCGCGCAATGAACGCATCGACATCAAGATAAACCGGCTCCCGCTCGCTCATCCGGCCTTACTCCTTTACGAGAATGCCGAACGCGATCAGCTTTTCAGCACCCGCCTCGGCCATCCTGACGGTATCGCCGATCTCGTGACGCCTGCCGTTGTGCTTGATCGGCGATCTGACCACATAAGAGGTCAGGTCGGGCTCCGAAGCTTCCGCGCTCTGGCTGGCAGGGATTCCCGGCTCCGGGCTTGCCGGTTGCGAGCCTGACTCCGCGCCACTGTGTGGTGCAGCTGCATTGACAATTGTCGTGGTTTCGGTGACGGCATCAGCCGTTGCAGTGGTTTTTTTCGCTGCCATTGCCTTACTCCGCTGCTTTCTGGAACAGGAACCCCGCTTCCGCGCCGACCATGTACGGGCTGTATTCCTCCGTGACCGGATAGACCCACGACTTGATGTGTCGCTCGTAATAGGGCTCCTCGACCGCCGGGAAACCTTCCAGCGTGTAGGTGTAGCCGTAGGCTGGAACCAGCAGGTTCGAGCCGGACGGCACATAGGCGAGAATGGCGTCATCGCCCCACACATCGACTGCCGGATCGTCGTCGGAAGCATTGTCGGGCAGCGCCACGGCCTTGCCGACCACGATTTTCTCAAGGTTGAAATACTTGGCAAGCATAACCTCGGTGAGGCTCTCGGACGATGTGTACTTGAACTGTTCCTTGATTTTCGGGTGCTCGGAGAGAGCTTCAAAAACCTTCGGGCCAA